GGCAGTAAAGCCGGGTCGACAATGGCACTTGCAATACGTGACGGAACGCTTGCTGTAGGTGAATTAACAGCGAATTTATTGGCAAATGACGAAACAATAAATAAAGCTGCAGAAGATACATATGATTTAGCTGAACGAATGCAAATGTTTAAACAGCAAGCGGAAATTGCTTTGAGACCACTCGCAAATACTTTGTTTGAACAATTTAATAAATTTATGCCGACAGTACAAAAAGTAATCGAAATTTTAGCTCCGGCAATCGGGGAAGTATCCGAAATATTGATTCCATTGATTGTTTTGTTGTTCGACGAATTTATACCTGTATTTGAGCAAATTCTTCCGATTATTATTGATTTGACAAAAAATTTAGTCGGGAAGTTGATACCGCCTATATTAAAAATAGTTTCAGCTGTTTTACCCGCATTGATGTCAATTTTAGATGCGATAACGCCAATTTTAGATTTGGTTATTGTTTTATTAGATCCTATATTAAATTTATTCACAGGATTGTTAGAACCAATATTAAGTCTAATATCAGTAGCAATCGCACCGTTTATTAAAATATTAGCTATATTAATAAGCACCATATTGAAACCATTGGGACCGATAATTGAATTCTTGTCAGCTATTTTAATTGATAATCTTGGCGGAGCAATATTTATTGTCCAATCAATTTTTGAAGGCATAGGACCTGTTATCGAAGCTATCACCGGGATTTTTAGCGGATTAATTAATTTTATTACAGCAATCTTTGCCGGTGACTGGGAAAGTGCTTGGGACGCAGTCGGTGAAATTTTCAGTTCATGGGCAGATTATATCGCAGCTATATTTAAATTCCCGATAAACTTGATAATAGACGGTATTAATTTATTTACACAAGGATTAGGTAATATAAAAATACCTGATTGGGTTCCTGGAATTGGCGGAAAAGGAATTGATATACCAATAATTCCTAAATTAGCTGAAGGCGGTTTTACAGAAGGTCTATCATTCGCAGGTGAAGCAGGGGTTGAAGCAGTTATATCATTTGATCCACGATTCCGCAAAGAAAATTTGTCATACTGGTCACAAGCGGGTGAAAAATTAGGTGTTCAAATGGGAGATAATCCCATAGAAAATTATATTAATATAAATAATATTATTAATATAACAAAAGATTTATTATCGACACGAACTGAAGATATTAAAGCACTGCCGCAAACAGCTTTATATAGTCGTATGATAAATTCAGATAATGAAAATTATCAAACATTATCACAATATTCTAATGTAACAATTGTGTATGATTTTAGTGGTTTATCGTTTGCTCCACATATTGAAGTTAAAGGAAATAGTGATGAAACGACAATCATAAAGCAATTAAGAAAAGAAGAATATGAATTTTACGATTATTTAGAAGAATTAATACGAAGAATGGGAGAAGGTAAATATGACTCCGAAAATTGTAGGGTATATTGATTATATTACCGTCCAAGGTGATATGTTTGATAACTTAGCTTTAGCGGCTTACAATGAAGAAAAGATGGCAACACATATAATTAAAGAAAATCCTGAATATTGTGATGTCCTTATTTTCGATGCAGGTGTTCATTTACAAATCCCCATACTGGATATTATTGAAACTCCGAATACTTTGCCGCCATGGAGACGTAATTAATGAAAGATATAAAAGTTATATACCAAGGTTTCGATATTTATCCTGATATTAGTATTAATTCATGTATGCATTATATGTTTTCAGAAAAACGAAGCGATTATTTTATTTTAAAAATGAATGATACTCGTTATTTATGGGATTCTTGGAATCCTAAGCCAGACGATATTATATCAATTGAAGACGGTTCGGCGAAAACAGGTAAAATGTATGTGGAAAGCATAACGCCCGAAAATGGATTAATTTCATTGCGGGCGTTTTCCGTTCCGCAATCTTCACGAAATAAAACAAATAAAAGCTGGGAAAAAGTAAAGTTTACACAGCTCGCTCAAGAAATCGCAGGACGTCAAGGATTAGGTTTTGAGCAGCACGGCATTGAAGATAAATTATACGAATATTTAGCACAACAAGATACGGAAGATTTTTCATTTTTGCAAAAACATTGTTTATTGGAAGGTGCTTCATTTCTTGTTTATGACGGGAAACTTGTTTTATATAATCAATCATATTTAGAAAAACAAAGTGCAATTGATACTATTAATGTAACGTCCGACAGAGATTTCACATATTATAATAATGCAATTAATATGTATAAATCGGCAGAAGTAACAAATGGAAAACATAACGGTAAATATATAGCTTCACACGATGGTTCAAAAGATTATAAAACAATTTTAAAAATATATATGGATTCAGATAGTGAAGCTGAACATTATGCAAAAGGAATTTTACGAGATCTGAATAATGATATGGTGACAGGTTCGATTTGGACACCAATTACAAAACAATATGCCGCTTCAAGTGTTGCGAATATAAAAACAACAGGGAAACAATCATGGGATAGCAATGTTTTTATTACACAAATTCGTCATGATTATGTAAATGATAAAAGTAAAATATTTTTCAGAAAACCATTAGAAGGATATTAAATGAATAAAGGTAAAATAATAAAATTTCATGAAAAACTTGACAAAAATAATAATCCGATTTTGGCATGTGTTTCACCTGATACAGCACCTGAAATAGAAACAAGATATTTAACAATTCCGTGGTATCTCCGTGGAAAAATGGGAAATCTTGAAATAGGTACAGAAATAATATTTGAAATCTTTGAAGACCTTTCGGGTTTTATTTTTGCAAGAGTTGACGGTGAGTGGACGGAAGAATTGCACGGCGATATTGTTATACATGGAAGCATAAATATTAATTAGGAGGATTATTATATGTCTGTCATGGCGGTATGGTGCGGTAAAACTTTTGAAGTATCATCAAAAAAAATCCTTACATTGGAAAAATTAGCAACATCATATAAATTAAAAGCAGAAACAAATGACGATTCGGAAGGTAAACCGTCAACCAATGTAAGAGGACTTGAATTAGAACAGATAAGTTTTGAAACGCTTTTTGATACAGCTGTCGGTGTTGATGTGTCGGCAGAAATTGAATCATGGAAATCATTAGTAGGTCAATCAGGCTCATTGATTATCGGTTCAATACGTTTTGGTGCAGAAAAATTTAAATTAATTGATATGAGCGTATCAAATATAATAATTGATGAAAAAGGAAGATTCAAACAAGCAAAAATTTCATTTAAATTTCAGGAAGATTCAGAGGAAGCTGCAGGAAATAAACCGCAGAATAATAATTCAAATAAATTAAGTATTACACCCGGTATGATAAATGAATCAACATATGCAGAATTAGGATTAAATAATTCCGCTGTAAATATTGGTTCAACGCAAAAAGATAAAGAAGAATTAAAACCACAAGACATGATTGTTTTCGGACCGTCAAATGTGATTTTACTCCAAAATCAAAAAAATAACGGCGGAAAATTTTAAATAAGGATAAAAAAATGAAAAATAAAGGAAATGGCAATGTTCAAAGCTGCGTTCAAAATTTATTATTAATAAATCGCGGTGAAGTGCCGTATGAACGTATAAAAGGAATGGATACAAAAATTATTGATAAACCAAGCTTTAATGCATTTCCATTATATAAAAATGATGTAAACAGACAATTGAATATATTTGAACCAAGAATTAATTTAAACAATGTTGATTTTAAAAATTATGATGAAATTCAAGGATATTTCAATTTAAATATAGATATTTTAAAACGATAGGAAGGTGTATTTAATGGTTGATTTCAATGAAACAAGTGCGAAAATTTTATATGATACATTGATTAAAGATTTAGAAAGAAATGTTAAAGAACCATTATATCCCGGTGACGAAAGACGGATATTCGGTGAGGCGTTTGTTGCTGTTTTTGTTGGTATTTATAATACATTAAATGACACTGCACGTCAAAAAATGCTTAGATATGCAAGGGGGGATGTTCTCGATGCACTCGGTGAACGTACTGATACATATAGATTAATGCCCAGTTCGGCAAAAACCATTATGCGTTTTCATGTTTCTGCACCACAATTTAAAAATATATCTATTCCGCAGGGAACAAGAGTAACACCTGATGGCGAAATATTTTTTACGACAGACATTTCGGCGATATTGCAATCTAATATGTTTTACGTAGATATTCCTGTTTCAAGTTCAATCGGGGGTAGTATTTGTAATGATTTTTTACCGGGATCGATAAATGTTTTAGTTGATTTAATTCCATATATAAAAAATGTAGAAAATCTTGAAAAAACATACGGCGGTGATGATGGTGAAACATATACAAAAGAAGGTGATGAACGGTACAGAGAAAGAATAAAAATATCTTCTTCAAAATTTTCAACAGCAGGTCCGGTTGGTGCTTATGAATACTGGACTATGTCAGCAGACCCGAATATTATTGATGTAAAAGTTATTTCACCTGAACCTGGAAAAGTAACGATAATTCCATTAATGCAAAACGGAACTTTACCAAACGAAGAAACAATACAAAAAATATTAAATATAGTAAATCAAGATATAAGAAGACCTTTAACTGATTTAGTAACCGTGGAGAAACCAAAAGAAGTATATTATGATATTGAAATAAAATATTATGTATCACAAAAAGACGAAAATGCGATTGTAAACACAATTGAAAATACAAACGGTTCAATTGACCGATATAATAAATGGCAGACGAACAAATTAGGGTTGGATATTAATCCCGATCAGTTCAGGCGTTTTATTTTATCACCGAATTGGTCGGATGATGTTGTCGGTGCAATACGTGTTGATATTGTTTCGCCGCAATTTGTTGAATTAAATGAATTTTCTATTGCAAAATTCAGCGGAACGCTTATAACATCGCACAAGGTGGTGGATTGGTGAAATTAGATGATATAAAATTTATTGAATTAATACCACAATTTATGCGTGAAGATGAAACGGTAAAAAGTCTTGCTGAAAGTATTGATAAATTGATTCCTGATATAAGTAAAAAAATGCAATTAAATAAAACATGGAATAAAATTGATGAAATGAATCATCAGGATTTAAATGAATTAGCATGGGAATTAAATATTATTTGGTATGACCAATCTGTTTCACTTGAACAAAAACGACGGATTATAAAACAGTCTGATTTGATATATGCACGGTTAGGGACAAAATGGGCTGTTGAACAAATAATAGAAACTTATTTCGGAAGCGGGAAAGTAAAAGAATGGTTTGAATATGGCGGTGAACCGCATTATTTTCGTATTTACAGCGACAATCCGCAAATAACAAATAATGATATTGACAAATTTATGTGGTTATTAAACATTGTAAAACGAAAAAGTTCATGGCTTGAAGGTATTTATATAACATTGACAGGTGAAACAAGATTTTACACTAATATGATAACTGTTGATTGCACACATGAAAAACATTATTTTGGCGGAAATAGAAATATTGAATTATATAATAATATTTTTATTCATGAAACAAATGAAGAACAGATTAAAATTAAAAGGAGTGAAATTAATTGAGTTTTATTAATAATGACATGACTACAGCGGGTTTATTACTATTGGCAAAAGCACAAACAGGTGTACAAATAAAATTTACCCGTATTGTTTTAGGTGACGGATATTTACCGAATGGGGTAACAATTAAAACGTTAGAAAATGTAATTAATGAAGTTATGAGTCTTGAAATTGACCAATGTAAAATTAATCTTGACGGTTCAGCTTCAATAATATCGATATTTCATAATGATAAACTGCATGAAGGTTTCTTTTACAGAGAACTTGCATTATTCGCTGAAAATCCTGACGGTAATGAAATATTATATTGTTATGGCAATGCAGGAGATTTTGCAGAGTGGATACCGCCGACAGGAAGTCAAACTTTAAAAGAAAAAATAATTGATATTATCATATATACAGGTCAAGCCGCAAACATAACAGCCAACATAAGCCCGCACGCATGCGTAACCCTTGAACATATTGAAGAGGTTAAAGTAATAGCATTATACGCTCGGGAAAAAGTCGAAGAAATCTTAAATATGCTGAATTTATCATCGGATGACGGAAATGATTCTGATAATCTTCTCAACCGAATAGAAGCAATTGAAGCAGCAATAGCAAGTAAAGCTCCGTTTAAACACGATAATGCCGAAAAAATATATGGCGGCGGTACAAGTGAATTGTACGGACATGTTGTTGGTAACGATGAAGTTGATTCGGTATACAGTGCGGATGACAGTGTGTTTGCTTCACCTTTGGCTGTTAAAAAGTTGAATGATATTTTTACACAAAAAGATGTAAATCAAAATTCAATAATTAATTCACTTTTATTAAAAATGGAAACTATGATAAATACAGTATCAAGCGTTTTACCGAAAACATTGGTCGTAACTATTACAAACAGCAAGGTATTTAATCCGGCTGAACATGGCTTATCGGGAAAATCAGTTGATATTTTTATGGCTGCGGCCGGTGGTGGCGGCGGAGGCGGTGCGAACAATTTAGGTACAGGTGCAGG